ATACAACCGCTTGCTGTAATCATTTAATTATTCCTATCCAATGTGTACAATCGTCGCATGGGTCATCTGTGTTAGAGATATACTCTCCAGAATCCTGAATTATAAATCCCTTCATAACTGTTTACCCATTCTATATTGTTCCATTCTAATTGGTCGCCACTGGCGACATTTGTTACATAATTAGTTGCAGCATTAGCAGAACTATCAAAGCTAACATTCCAACTTGATCCGTTATATTCAATAATGTCATGAATGCTAGCGACACTGTTTGTCCACACTGGATTACTTGCTACATCATTCATAATAATATAACGTTGTCCTAGTGCAGCAGCAGGTACAGTGCCATCACCGGGATAATTTTTACTAGGATCTATAATACCATCTACTGCGGTTAATGTGTTAGTTGGCAATGTAGTAGTATCAATATCAACTACAAGTAAATTTGGATCGCTTGGATGTGCTTCAAGTCTACCAATAATGTCGTCTGCGCTATCTGCAACACTTGAATTCTTTCTCAATCTAACTTGACTTATTCCATCTCTTAGCACTCCAAACGGTTTAAGTTCAGTAGTCCATTCTAATATAGTACCATCTGCTTTTAATTTTTTACTATTATTATTTAATAATTGCAAGTTATTGTTTTCATACTTAACATTCATATCTTCATATGTTACAACAGTGTATTGCAATGTAGATGGATCAAATGCTGTATTTTCTTTAAAGTTGTCTAAATCATCATCATCTAAACTATATAATTCACTAATAATTGTATGAATTAATTTTTGTTGTTTTACTTTAGCTGGAGGATTGATGTGTACAGGTATATCAAAACTTAATGTAGCAACATCAATAATATCATCAATGCTAGAGCCTACACTTCTAGTACTCCATGTTGTGTTAGTTAATTCAACATGACTTAATGAGGTCCAGTCAACTGAACTATTGTTAGTTCTTATATCTAATGTTGGGTTAAACAACACTAGTATTTGTTCCATTAATTGTAATTTTTGATCTGTATTTGAAGTCCAAATATCACAGTTCATTTGTAACATATAAGGAACAGGCGCATGTCGCTCAACTGTATAACTGTTTCCTCTTTGGTTTTCATATACTCCAGTTGTATTGTTGTATTTCTTTTCGGTTACTTGCACCTTGTCAACGTGATCTTGGTATGTTCGTCTTTCTGGTAACATATTTAATGCAGTCACATAGCAACTGATAAATGGAACAGTATTAATGACATTCTCACTATTCTCACGTGTAATATGTGCTGCCATTCTGTTTATATCACCATATCGTACAGGTGTTGTTTGATACACAGGAAGTCCGTTATCGTTTTTTCCCATTTGTACACTGAATCCACTAAACACTCTAATGAACTGCTGAATGTAACGTCTAATTTGTTTATCGTAAAAGTATTGTTGTGCCATTATTCAAAATCACTCTTTGGTTTAATTGCTTTAGTTATTGCAACACGCTCTGGTGTTTCAATGTTGTCTACAATGGTAGAATTAGTGTTGTTAATAAACCCACCTGCATTGTATGTTTTATCACTCCATGTGTTGCCAGTAATATTATCATATAGTCTATGCCACTTGCTTCCTCGTCTAACAAAAAGTCTGCTAGGATTAAAATCACTTCTTACAAAGTACTCACCTTCATTAGGAGAAACTGGAAACTGATCACCTGTGGCTAATACTTCACCATGTTCATATGCTGTAGTAGTATCTTCGCGACCAAATAAATGATCTACTAATGGTAGTCCAAGTGGATCTGCAGCTTCTGCACTTCTTACAATAGCGTTACTAATATTAAGCTCTGTCTTATATGAACTAAGATCGTTTTTAAGACTGTCTGGGTCATCAGCAGTACCAAGTATATCTGCATACTCTTGTGTATCTGTTAATGGTGCTACTTTAACACGCCAAATGTGTGAATACCATGTTTGCGAAAAGCCTTCACTACCACGTGCCGCATCTTGCACTACATAAAATTTATTAATAGCGTCACGTTCATTAGTAAGTAATAATTCGTCACGTAAGTGTGGTAATTCAATTACATCGCCTGGCATAAGTCTACGCCCCATGCGTTCTACCATGTCATTAGTATGAAAACTAATAAACAATGTATCGTTAGTTAAAAATAAGCCAAATTGCGTTAAGTCGAAATCATTATCACTTACATTATATACGCCACGTAAATCAAAAACATCTGAATCGTACTTACGATCCCTATTTTCCATAAACAATAAGTCTTGTATATCTGTTTCGTCAATAAGACCTTCTGGGTTAATTTCTTCACCAGTTATATTATCTATCTCTTGCCCACTGCCGTAATTAGGTTCGCTTGGATCATCTGAATTAGTGTCTGCTGCTGGGCCTAAGTATTTGTGGACATGTATAGCAGTACCACCTATATCAAACTGTTCGCGGATACTGTGGTCCATGAACCTATAGTCGTTACCTTTAAATGGTTTGTATAAACTGAGTCTTGGCATCTTATGATTTCCTTGTTATATTGTATTTATCCATCTTTTGTATTATAACTTGCATTTTATGCTAAATAGTTATGTATGCAGTTAATACTCTGCATTTTATAAGGAATAAGATTATGTTTAATTTTTTCAAAGATAAAAAATATGCCGTGTGGGCATATGTTGGATCAACAGTTATTTTAGTTTCACTTTGGATATCAGTTCAAATTGATGTTCAAATCAACAAATGGTTCGGTGAATTCTATGATATGATACAAACTGCACTAGGCACGCCTAATGCAATAACAATGACAGAATATTGGGGCAGTTTAGCTGCATTTGGTAAATTAGCGGCATTATGGATTGTGTTAGGATTAGCTACTAGCTTCTTAACAGCACACTTCTTATTCCGTTGGAGAGCAAGTATGGTTGAATGGTATCACAGTGTATATGACAAGGCTCGCACAATTGAAGGTGCAGCACAACGTGTACAGGAAGATACTATTAAATTTAGTAGGATTATGGAAGGACTCGGCACTAGCTTAATTGAAAGTGTTATGGTACTTGTAGAATTCTTCCCACTATTAATGGGTTTATCAGTTGGTATTCCAATTATGTTCTTCGGAGACTGGGAATTTGGATTAGTAACAGGCGCTCTAATTTGGGCAGTTGGTGGTACAATATTAATGATTGTACTAGCATGGTTACTAAGACTAGTGGGCATTGAATACGACTTACAGAAGAAAGAAGCAGCATATAGAAAAATTTTAGTTGTTGCAGAAGATGACGGGACAATTAGACCCAAATCATTAAATGAACTGTTTGAAGGCGTACGAGCAATCCACTACAAGAGTTACTTGTATTATTTGTACTTTAACATAGGAAGACTTGCTTATTTACAAGCAAACGTACTAGTAGGTTATGTGTTCTTAGCTCCTGGAATTGTAGCTGGTGTAATGACACTAGGTGTAATGCAACAGATTTTACGTGCATTTGGACGTGTTGAAGGTTCACTACAGTACTTGTTTAAAGCATGGCCAACACTTATTGAGTTAGCTAGTGTTTATAAACGTTTACGTGAATTTGAACGTCAAATTAAAGAAAAATAAGTAAAATAAAATAAAAAAACTTTTAAACCCTTGTTTCGACAGGGGTTTTTTTTGGCTAAATTTGTAAATAAAGGTTGACAAGTAAGACATCTTGCCGTATAATAGTAGTATATAAACAATAAAGGAAGCATGCAAATGACACAGTTTAATAAAGCAGATTTTAGTTACCACGGTGGATACTTAATGTATACAGGACCTTATGCAAATAAGCCAGTATATGAAAATAAACCAGGTGTACATCCTAGTCGTGTAGGAACTGGAATTGATCTGTTTATTGCACGTTTTAAATACAGAGGAACTCCTATTTCAATGGCAACGTTTCGTAAAGAACTTATTAATAGCTTTACTGTTGAACAGTATGTCGAAGCATGTAAAACTGAGTCTCCATTAACTGTATTAATGGAAAATAACCAAAACTGGTATAATAATATTATGTCAGCTTGGAAAACAAAAAATAACATAGGAGAAGCAGCACATGTATAAATTATTCCAAATACGTTTAACAGAAGCTGAAGTTGATATGATTAATGCAAAAGGACACGATAGTGTTCCAAAGCAACGTGCAAGACTGGGCATGAGCTGGGCTAAAGACATTGGCAAAGTTTCAGCAGATGCATTTGCCGCTGGATATTATGATCACGTAGCTAATATTACAGCTAATGATCTTGAAGGTGTATTTCATACAGGCAACATGGGACCAGAAGAAAACATTGAACGCTTAAATCAAATGCACAGTGTTAGCGTTGGTGATATTGTTGAAGATTTTAAAGGCGTAAAGCACGTTGTTGCAGATATTGGATTTAAAAAGGTTGACGAAACGAACTTTGTGTCGTAAACTTGTTTTAAATTACCAAAACGGAGTAACAAGCAAATGCTCGAATATTTAGAGTTTGTACAAGAATTACAGAAATTATCAACAAAAACCCCAAATTTAGTTGCAAAGCAACAAATTATTTCACTTATTGATAAGTATCAAAATAAAGCGGATGAAATAGACCGTAGCAATTTTGAACAATTTCACGGAGAAAAATAAATGGCTAGATTAGCTGGAATAAAGATAAAGAAGAAAAAAGCAAGACTTCCTTCAGAGCGAATTCGTAAAGGATCACTAAATGATCCAGACTGGACGGGAGCTGATGGTTGGTCAGGAAAAGAGTATCACGATAAACGACAAGCGTCGACGTCTTACTATTATCAAAATTATAAAGCAAGCGATTTGCTTGACTTTGCATTTACATGGATGCTTAATAACGAATATACTAAGCAAGACATTAAATGTGTTAAGGCAGCGAAGAGCCAATCAATTAGTGCAGTAACAGGTTACTACTGTCGTATGCTTACAATGGGGTGTCCAGACGAACATCTTGCTTGGAACGCCTATTGGGAAAGTTTACCAGGAACAGCAGGAACACCTAAACCAATTAGTGAGTTTATTAAGAAACGCATTTCTAACGCAATTGACGAAGGAAAAACATTTGTAGCAGAAACAGAACGATTGGCAGCACAGGAAGCTAAAATGAATAGTCGACCTAAGCCAACTATACAAGAATTATTACATCAATCAGCTATGCAAATGACTGACGAAATTGAAGATTTCTTAGACAGTTGGGTTAATAGTAAGTATGATGTTACAATGGTAAAAGACTTTACCCCTGATGCAATGCTTCGCAAAGCAGGTGCCAAGCAAGCACACTCGCGTATTATTAGAAAAGTATATGAAGCTAGTGTCGCTGAATTTGCCGAACTTGTTACAAAGGTAGCAAAAGACGATAAAGATGATATGCGCTTACAGTTAGAAGAGGGCTACGACCATATGTCAAAAGCACAACAAAAAGCTGGGCTTGAGATTTATCGTAAAATAACTAATGCGTGTGATATTGTTGAAGCAGAAAGCAAAGTAAATCGCAAGCCACGCAAAGTACGTATAAAGAGTCCCGAAGATCTAGTTAAGAAGCTCAAATTTAAGCAAAGCGATGCTGAATATGGTTTAGGTAGCATAACACCAGCAGATATCATTTACGCCCGTGTACTGGTGGTTTTTAACACTCGTAACCGCAAGATTGGAACCTATTATGCAAGTAATGTTGACCCAATGGGACTACAACGTGACGGTAGTGGGCTTAGTGTAAAGGGAACAACCATCACAGGATACGATGAAGAAAAGAGTTTACAACGAACAATACGTAAACCAGCTGAAGTACTGCCGGAGCTAAAGAAGTCCACAAGAGCTAAGACAGAAAAGCTAATACAGTCATTAAAAACAACCGAAACAAAGTTGAACGGTCGTATTAACGGAGAAACTATTTTAATTGCTGCCTTTAATAAGTGATACTGTGATAAATACATAGTAGGAGAAACTTAAATGGCAGCACTAAATAAACTTCAGAAAGAAATAGAATTACGCTTAGGCGGCGGCATGATCGATGTCGAACTCGATCCAGAGCATTACGAACTCGCGGCTAATAAAGCACTTCAAAAATATCGTCAACGTGCAGAAAATGCCGTAGAAGAAAGCTTCATTGTTTTGGAAATGATAAAAGACCAAAGCGAGTACACATTACCATCAGAAGTAATGGAAGTAAAAGATATTTACAGACGTACAACAGGTGTAAGCAGTGGTTCGGGAAATGACATAGAACCATTTCAGGCTGCATATCTTAACACATACCTTTTAGGTAGTAGCAGAAACGGCGGACTAGCATCATTTGACTTCCTACAGCAAAACAGAGAAACAATGGGTAGATTGTTTGGAGCAGAAATAATGTTCACATGGCGCCCACAAGATAAAAAATTAATCCTACAAAGAAAGATTAAAGCTAGTGACAATGCTATACTGCATTGCTATAACTATAGACCAACAGAGAGCTTATTAGAAGATCAATACGCAGGCCCTTGGATAAAGGACTATGCATTTGCACACGCTAAATTAATCCTAGCTGAAGCACGTGGTAAGTTTACACAGATTGCAGGACCACAAGGTGGTACTACAATGAACGCAGACCAACTACGTCAAGATGCTCAAACAGAAATTGACAAACTAGAAATAGAACTAACATTATACAATGATGGTAGTACTGGCCTTAGCTTTGTTATTGGTTAAAATAATCATTGACATATACTCTAAACTTTAGTATAATATAACTATGAAATTAATTAAAGATAGTGTAGATAACTTCTACAAGTGGGTGCATGGGTCTGAGTTTGTCGAACTTAATGAGATTGATGTTACAGAAGATCCTGTTAGACCAGAACTAGATTTAGAATGGCGTAAAGCCTATAGCCGTAAAATCTATGGACTAACTTATAAAAATAATATAGAAGGTATTATCTGTATTGCATACTGTAATGATATTCCAGAGAGTGTGCGAGAATTAGATTTAATGAGTCAAAATGCACACTTACAAGAAAACTTTAATACTGCCGTTGCGTACACAGTATGGTCACGCAAGAGAGGCGCAGGAAAAGAAATAATGACAAAGCTATTGGGATTTCTTCAAACCAAACCAGAAATTACAAAGCTAGTTACTCTATCGCCATTGACACCAATGGCAACACATTTTCATATTAAGAATGGTGCTAAACTAGTTCAACATAATCATACAACACAGAATTTTGAATATAAATTAAAAGGATCTAAATGAAAAAAGTTATAGGTATATGCGGCTTAATTGGCCACGGCAAAGATACAGCAGCAGAATTTTTAATTGCAGAAGGATATCAGCGCATTAGTTTTGCAGGTGTACTAAAAGATGCTTGTGCAAATATATTTGGTTGGGATAGAATCTTACTAGAAGGAAATACTCCTGAAAGCAGAGCCTTTAGAGAAATGCCCGACCAATGGTGGTCCAATAGGCTTGGTATTGATAACTTCACTCCACGCTATGCACTTCAACATGTTGGAACAGACGTATTGCGAACACATTTCCATCCAGATATTTGGGTTGCAGCATGCGAACGACAAATTGATATGGCTGAGAAAAATGTAGTTATAAGTGACTGTAGATTCTTTAACGAACTAGATGCTATTAGAAACTTAGGCGGAACCACCGCAGTTGTATGGCGACATGACAAACCAGATTGGTGGAAAACAGCAGTAACAACAAACACTACACCCAATGACAAAGAATGGCTAATTTATGATGAAGGCAATCATATGGAAGTAGT